ATACTGATATTGAATTTTGGACCATTCGTGACAAGAAAAGAAGGCGCTATACCCGGGTAGCCGCGATGTCCCCCAAGGCTATCAAGGTGTCCTACCAATTAAATTTATGGACGAGGTATGTGGAAGACATGAACCAACTTATTGAATATGTTATGGGTAAGTTTCGTCCGCAACTTCGGGTAGAAACCGATTTTATCACAAATGCCCCTGCGTTTATTACCACAATATCGGACAACTCTACACTAACCCCTCCGGACAGGGAAGATAGAATTATCAGGAAAAGCGTTACCTTTGAAGTTGAAACATGGATGCCTACGAGGAAGTATATGATCCAGAGTAATGGAGCTATACGGGAGATGAGGTACGATCTTGCATTAAAGACGAACATTGCATTCTCCGGAACAGAAACCCCTCCTCCATCGATACTCTCTACTTCTGGACAGCAGATTGCTATAGTGTATCCCCCTTCATCTACTTAATTTTTAAAATACGACTTTTTTTGGACTCGAATTAACTAAATAATAGGGAGGAAGAAGTTTATGAAAAATCGTACAATTGTAAATATCGCAGGGCAGGATCTAGAAATAGTTTTAAAGTCTGGTAATCTGTTTGAGCATATCTGCTTGGGCGCTGGACAAAAGATTTCTGTTCCGGAAAAATCTATCACAGACCTTTGTCTGGAACTCCAGAAAAGACATCTCCTCAACATAATCTAAGGTAAAATATGGCTAATTTCGTTTCCCCAGGTGTATACACGATTGAAAAGGACGTATCTGATTACGCTCCTTCTGTCAATCCATCTATCGTTGGTTTGGTAGGATTCGCTTCTCGCGGTCCTATCGATACTCCAACCCTACTAACTAGCCCTGCACAAGTACTTCGGGAGTTTGGTACTCCTGACCTCGTTACTGGTGGACAAGGTATTTATGCGGCTTTAGAAATTCTACAAAAAACTAATCAAGTTTATTACGTTAGAGCTGCAACGGGACTAGCGAAGGGTGCTAGGTTCACGTTGGCTCTAGCAACTCCTCCACTTGCTGGGATAGACGTTCGTCAACTCATGCAAGGTGACTATGGAAGCAACTGGGAGATGAATGCCTCGTGTTGCGCATGGAGATTTGATATTGATTGTTGGAACAAGCACGGTACTTCTGTAGGACCCACCACCACCTGTTATGCTTATCGTGATCGTGTATACGCTTCCGCAACGTCAGACCAGATCTGCAAGTCCCGGTACGACATAACGAGGGCTGATTGGATGAACGCTATTGCAGCTGGTCTAGGTATAGCCGTTAATCCGGATACTGGACCTGTTTGCTTTATACCGAGTGGCGGAAAGACTGCTAATTTTGGTGCCTTCGTAGCTAGGGAGCCGGGTTGTACGGAGACGACTGCTGCCACAATGACCATTAAAACTTTTATCGCCTCTTCCCTATCCGTTGGCGGTTTGGGCGACGCTGCGGATGGTAACGGGAAAGTCTTCGACTACAGCGGGACAGCGGCATCCGCCACCCCGTTCGATGTTAATAACATGAATTGGTCTGCTACTCCGCAGACCGCCCTCAAAGAGCTGCGCCTGCTAGCTGCTCCTGACAACACAGACGGTCATGAACTCTGGTTCGATGCTTCTTGCGCTATCGCGAATGAGGAGGGACCGGGCAGTCCCTACTCTGCGTTGGCCAACCCCGATTACGGCGCTTGGGGAAAGGTTCCTTCTGGAATCCGATTGAGCACCGTTTCCGATTTCGCTGCTGGCGCATACCAAGTTCAATCTTTGTATCCGGGACTTGGTTATAATTTCTCTACTCTGGACCTCAAAAAAGGGGGGTTACAGTTCCGTGGTTTACAACTCGATGTTACACACACTAATGACAATGGTCGCTTCGTACTCAATGTTTACTCTGACGCTGGTTTGGAAGAGAGTTACTCTATGGGGATGTGGAAACCGGAAAGACCAACACCCACCTCGCCAAAACCTCGGAGCCTTTACCCCGAAGATGTACTTAACATAGGCGTAACAAATGCCGTTTCCGAATACGTAAAAGGAAATTTTTATCAGTATGATGACGAATTAAACCCTTCGGGCACAAATACATGGATCCCCGGAAACGCATTCAAATCTCCTGTGCCAATTGTAACGAGCTACCGTTATGGCACAACCGAAGTCACCTCTGACGGGACAGAAAGTCCCTTCAAGTGTCTGACTCTAGAGGGTAATTGTGGTACGGCGGTTCTCTTTGACCTCTCAGGAGGTAAGAATGGTGATGCTTCTGATTATGGAGGCAACTTAAGTGACTCCAATGTAAAAGCTGCGCTAATTGGTCAAACGGATAGTGAGGGTCTCAAAGCTCTAGACTCGGAAGCAACCCCGATTACTATGGCTGCAGTTCCCGGTATTACTGACCAAAGTGTACAAAATGAACTCATTACGTTAGCACAAGATACCCAAAACTTCCTCGCAGTTGTTTCCCCTCCTGTAGGATTTAGAAGTGCACAACAAGCTATCGCTTGGTCTAACGGTGGTGCAACAGGCAGAACCGCTTCCATCAACAGTAGTTACGCCGCTGTATATTGGCCATGGGTGAAATCCTTTGATTCGTTTACCGCATCAGATAAGTGGTTCGATCCTGCTACCTTTGCTATCGGACAGATGTGTTACACTGACGAAGTAGCTGACCCATGGTTCGCTCCTGCGGGCTTACGGAGGGGTCGTTTAACTAAGCCAACAGATGTTGAGGTTACACTAAACCAAGGGGATAGGGATGCTCTCTATGGTCCAGGGAATGTAGTTAATCCGATAACTAAGTTCATGCACGATGGAATCGTTATTTACGGTCAAAAAACAACCCAAAGAGCGCCTACCGCTCTAGATCGAATTAACGTTCGTCGCATGATGATTTACTTACGGAGACTTGTTCTTCAAGCCGCACGTAGATTTGTTTTTGAGCCTAACGACCCAATTACTTGGGAAGCAGTAAGAAACGTTATCAGCCCAGCATTAGCTGATATTCAGATGAGACGAGGTATCACTCAATTCGCTGTTGTCTGTGACTCAACTACTAACACCCCACTCCGCGTTGATAGAAACGAACTTTGGTGCAAGGTTATTATTAAGCCTACTAAGACTGCTGAAATCTTAGTATTCGAACTTAACCTCACGAATCAATCTGCTAGTGTATAACACTATATAATACTGAGGTAAACAAACAACATGGCTAATGGACAATATTACGTAGACAAAGCTGCTGAACTAATCGCAGACAGCCCACGTCTCTCCCATGCACTGGAATCTTTCCGCGCATACGCGTGGGAAATTCAAATCCCACAATTCGCTGGGGCTCTCTCTAACGTTCCAGGTCTTGGTTCTCAGGATCGTCTAACTCTCGCTGCAAAGCAAGTTACCCAACCGGGCTTTACTGTTGAAGATATTGAAGTTCATCGTGTAAACGAAAAGTTCTACTATCCCGGTAAAGCAAGTCCTGATGAAATCACTGTTACTTTTGATAATTTAGTGAAAGGTGATATTGCCGACTCTCTTTTTGCGTGGATGAGAAGTGTGTACGACCCAGTCTACGGTATTCACTACGGTGGTCTCGGTAACGGCACTAGCGAAGTAAACCCAAGTCCAGAAGGTCTTGCTGGTATTACTGAAGCTCCTATCTTCAAGAGAACTGTAACCATTTGGCAATTGGATGCGCACCGCAACCCGGTTACTCACGTAAACCTTTATGGGTGCTACCCTAAGGGCTGGAAGCTTGGTGAGTTTAACTACGCAACTAACGAATTCCATACTATTGAGATGGCTCTACGCTACGACTTCGCTATCCAGTTCACTGAGACTTCTGATATCGATTCCGTAATGTCTCCGATAGCTATCTAATAAGTTTTAATTGGAAAATATTTAGGCTTTCTTGGTATATAATATCAGGGAAGCCTACTTTAATATAATATGGAACTATCTGAATTCCTTGACGCATACCTAGACTGCGGAAACACTTTGCTGGAAGTGCAGCTCAAAGATAACCTAGACCGTTATCTGTGTATGTTTGCTGGGTTAGTAAACCCACCCGATGAGGTGCCAATAACCGATCGAAACACCGCGTATGACCTATTAAAAGATTCTAACGGCACGAAATATGGGTCGTACACCACCAAAAGTAAGAAGGACCCGAAGGAGAGTGTGTACTATGTGGGAACTGGATGTAAGCCAGAAGGACCAGATGTCCCACTCATTATGTTTGATAAAAGTGATTGGACTGCCTTATTAGGAAGGTTTAAAGAAGGAGCTGAACTTACTCCTGGAGACGCACCAGCCGATTCCCCCCAGAAAGTCTTAAGCGCCAAACAATTAAAAAAGCAAGTAGAGGAAGAGGCTCAAAAAGTTACCGACGCGGCAGGACAAAGAGCAGCAGACGCCTTAGCATCCGTGGGTTTCGAGTCCGATAACGACGCAATGAGAAATATGATGCGCCAGCTCTGTGGAGGTGGTAGGAGTGGAGCTTTGCGAAGAGCGGCTAGAAAAAAGTCTGACGAAGCTCTCCGCGTGACGCATAAAACGGACGACGAGCTCAAGGGCGTACAATCCACTTTAACCCGTGAAGAAGGAGTACAAAAGGCTCAGGAGAACGCGGCGGAATGTGCCGAGGATGTTAAACATTTAGAGAAGACCGTCCTGAATTTGGTTGCTATTAAAAGGAAACTAGACAACCGCGAAGAGGTGACGGAAGCTGACCGTGAGTTCCTCCGCGATTGTTTTCGTTTGCGAGGGCAAAGAGATTCGCAGAAGAAAGGTATTTATATGGTTCCAGATCCTGTTAATGGGCAGTATTGCGGAGGTCCTTTAGCTGCTGCTGCAGTACAGTACCAAGAGGGAGGCCACAATTATGGTGTACAAATAAATAACCAAGATGGTCCTCTATACAAGATGATGGTCCAAATCCATGATGATAGTTTGAAGGAGAACAATCCTTTATATGATGATAGTAAAGGTAAGCCCAGACCTGCTATTTTCTGGGGAGGCACAAACGCAGCTAAAGCAAACGCATACCGTGGAATGGCGGGAGTAATGGCTGAACATGGTCCCAAAA